GCTTCTGGATTTGCTTTGTTAGTATTTCCTTTAAACAAAATATACGGTTCTCCAGTTGCTTTTCGTTTTCTAAGTAATTTACTCCATCTATCTCTAGCCTCCTTATCTCCTTGTTCAAGCTTACGCATAAACTTGTCACCAACAACTGCACATTGATGTAGGTTAAGCGATTGTCTGTTAACATCGCCTTTAGGCTCTCTGATTTCAAGCCATTCTCCAAAATCGCTGTGGTCAATGTTGATGTTAACACTTGCAGCTCCTCTTCTAACTGATCCTTGATTAGTCGCAAGGATTGTTGAATCGTAGATTTTGCAAAAAGGTACAACTCCGTCTGATGTTCCATTTCCTGTTATTGTTGCGCCGGCGGGTCTAATCATATTAACACCGATACCAACTCCACCGCCGTGCTTTGCGAGTAGCATCATTTCTAAATTCTTAGTGCCAATATCATTTATACTGTCACCAACATCTATTCCAAAACAAGATATAGGTAATCCTCTATCTGTTCCAGTGTTAGATAATACAGGCGAGGCTAAACACAACCAGCCTTTCCATATATAATCAAAAAACACTTCAGCCATTTCAGGCTTGTATAATCTTTTTGCTACTGTTGTCGCTACACGCATGTAAGCGTCTTTGGGGGTTTCCCAAGGTAACAAATAACCTCCTGCTATTGTTTTTTTATATACTTCGGTATCTCCCCAAGCAGGATAGTCAATACCTTTTTTCCAATCGTTATTCCACATTATTTAAAAAATAAAATGCTATACGCAATAGCTACGTTTAAATTTACTAATACTAAGTTCCATTGTTTTGCAACAAACACTTGGGGTATAGATATAATACCTGCGATTATATACGTAATTATCCCCATTCTATCAGGTAGTATATGAGGGGACGACATCATAAATGCTGTCCCCATATATCCTAACCTATTCGCTAGTCTTTCGACTGGAGTCAGCTTTCTCTCCATTACTAGAGTCTCCAGCCACTTCCTCTTTAAGCTTTTCGATCGCTTCTTCATAATCAGGCATTGCTTTGACTACTTGGTATGTACCAACAGCCATTGTTTTTGTATTTTCTAATTCTGTTCTTAAAAAATCCACAACTCTTATAAGAGCTTGAATTTGTTTTTGCATTTCAATTAATTTACTTTCTTTCATTTTTTACCAAATATCTTCAAAGTCTTCTCCCTCATTTGCTTTAGAGTAATCCGTTGGCCTAATCGCGAAAAAGTCAGTGTGAGTGTGACCCCCAGTAAGATGATAGAACCAATCCAAATTATTTGCTGCTTTCTCTTCATACGAGAAAAACGAGAGGTAACCGAGTTCAACAAGTTTTTCATTTGCTCTTTTTCTTATAAATTGTTTAAGGTCATACGCTTTTAGGTTTTCGATATCACCCATTTCAAACATCTTGTCAATATACTTTTCTTCTAAGTCTACCATTGTTTTAGCGGCTTCAAGCACCTCTTCTTGACAATCATTTAACAAACCGGGTGTTTCTTTGCACATATCGCGGAAAAGTTTACAACCCATTTTACTGTGTAAGCTTTCGTCACGAACACTCCATTTCATTTGTTGGCCTATACCTTTTAATAAGTTTCTTAACTGGAAACTATAGAGGACAGCAAATGCAGAGTATAAGCTAACCCCTTCAGCAAAAGCACTAAAGACAGCAAGAGACCTGCCAATACCGACAGGATCGGTACCGCTATAACTAACCAAATTGTCAAACCTTCCAGCAGTCGCCGGCTCATGTAAAAAAGCTTCATAATCTTCTAATCCTAATGTTTCATTTAAATAACTGTAAGCTACAGCATGTATTGTTTCTTGCGAGCCAAACATCATAGCCATCTGTTGTATTTCGTGTTTCGGAAACCACGATACCACTTTTTGTGTCCAATAGTCGGACACTGCACATTCTGTTTGCGCAAAACCTAAAAGTATATTACCAACAAGATTTTTCTCTTCTTTTGTTAATTTTTCCTTCCAGTCTTTGATATCACCTTGCATGGGTATTTCAGTATGCAACCAAAAAGCCTGTGCTTGCTTTAACCAACCTTCTGTGTAATACTCTGGGTATTCAAAAGGCTTATACGCTATTCTTTCGTCAAATAATCCCATTAGTTTTCTATTTCAATTGCGATATCAATAAAAGGCAAATAAACAACGTGCTGCCTATGTGTATCACTATGATACGTTCTAGCTCCAAACAATATACCCGGATATGTTCCAAGACTAATTGACCACTCTTTATCTTCCTTGCCCTTTGTATTTTTTGACATAATTTTTACTATTTTTATTATTACTTGTTTTACTTTTTGCGTGCACCCCTTTTCTGCGCACTTTATTTTTTTCTATATATCTGAATATTGCTATCTTAGCCATGTACTTTTATATTAAAACGTTCGTGTATTTCCACTAGCTCTTTAAATTTAACACAATTGCGCATTTCAAAGCTCCACTTCCACCACTTATCAATCTGCCTTTCAGCGTATTTTCTACGTGCTAATTCTTTTGCTTTTCCAATATTAGCTGTACTGTTCTGTCGCATTCTAATTGATTTTGTGGTTTATATAAAGTATATTGAGGAAACTGTTCTGTAACTAACTTTTTAAATAATTTCCAGCGCATTGGAAAAGACTCATTAGCCCTGCCTTTGCATTCAATAATAAAATCGTCACCAATAAAGTCTGGAGTGTATTTAATTGGTAGTATACGTTTTGATCCTCTGTTTTTATATTCTCCTTTTCCATTTGCTTGTCTTGCATAACATTCGTTTGGAAAGTGAAACCCATTTAATAATACAAATGTTTCACCTTCGTATTTAGCTCTAATTTTTGCTTTCTTTAAAGCCATATACATATATCGCTCCAACCCGGATGCAAAGTTGATACCATCATATGTTACCTTCTTTGCAACAACCGGGCCTCGCTTTTTTCTTTTAAAAGATTTCCTCCTCATGTATTTCTAAATCTTTTATGCCATCGTCTATTTGTTGTTGTGCATCTCTAATGTAGCATTCTTCGATTTCATCTCGCAATATGCTACGAGCTTTTTCAATATAGTTAACAGCATCCATTAATTCTTCTTGTAAATGATTGAGCCAAGTATCTAATGTTTGTTCATCTTCAGCTAATGTAACTTTATATTTTTTATAGCCAACATCTGAACGTTGTTTTATTTTATTAATAACTTGTTCTATAATCTTGTCTCTCATTATAAACTTTCTTTTACAAATGTTCCATTAATCATTTTACCTTTACGAAGCGCTATTTCATCATAAGCGGAATCTATACACTCTTCTATAGTCAAGCCTTCAAGATAAGCTAAATTTGTTAATACAACAGTTATATCACCGATTGCGTCTTTAATTTCGTCTTTATCTTTATTAAGCAGAGCCTTAGCGAGCTCACCAGCTTCTTCTTGTAGCTTCACATACTGTGTGTGGCTATTTCCTTCGTCATATATACCTCTAACTGCAGCCCAGTTTCTTATTAAATCAAATCTATCGCTTTCATTGTTAATAGACTTAGGATTATGATCTGGATTAAAAAAGGCCTCGTAAAAAGCCTTATTATATATATAGCTTCGATTACTGTTGTACATCGATGTTCTAGCATTTTGAATTAGCCACGGTATAAATTCTTTTTTTAATTCAAACTTATATCCCTGAGGAGTTGTCCAATTGTGGCCTATATTATCCATAAGATTTCCTTTAAGTTTTGTTAAAGGATATGGGAATGTAGTTGTCTGCTCAGTTGCATTTAATTTCATTTTATATAAATTTTTATATTTTTGTCTATCTATTTTGTAGCCATAAGACTTTTGAAGTTCTATTTCGCGGTCAGATATATAATCAATATCTTCACTTTGATCAAGAACTTCATATTCATTCTCCTTATAGCCTTGCATAAGAGTCACACGATTATTAAGATTACGTGTAACGCCTATTTTTTTACCCGGTATGTGATATAAATAATACATATTTATTTTTTATTTACCAACGCTTAGCGGTGCTTTAATCGCTGGGTGTGGATTATAATTTATTAATTTAATTTTATCTGCAGTAGGTATAACAACTTCATCGCCATATATACTTATACCTTCTTCTATTTGTACAGTAGCAGGGTCTAAATAACCTTTTATACCTCTTTCTAAATATTCAGCAGCTTGCTCTAAATGATTATTATATAAGTGACAATCGCCGAGCTGTCCGATAAGCTTTCCGGATTTTAGATTAGAGCCCTTAGCTAAAAGCTCTAGTAATAAACCGTACATCGATATATCATAAGGCAAACCTAAAAATACATCTGCAGATCTTTGTTGCCACATTAAATCCATAACACCATTGTTAATATAAACTTGAAAAGCATAATGACAAGGAGGCAAAACCATTTTGTTCATATCTGCAGGATTCCAAGCGCTTATCATTAAACGTCTTGAAGTAGGTTCGGCACTAATGCTATACACAAGATTCCAAAGCTGATCTACTCCATTAAAATCACGCCATTGCTTTCCATATACAGGGCCAAGTGTTTCATCTGTTCTGCCTGAGCGCTCGTAGTCTGGTCTCCAATATTTAACACCATTATCTTCTAAATATTTAAGATCAGTCCTACCTTGTAGTATCCAAAGCAGCTCTGTTCTTGCTGCATTAAAACTTATCTTCTTTCCTGTAAGTATAGGGAAGCCAAGTGACATATCGTGTTTAATCGTTCTTCCGAACACAGCTTTCGTCCCAGTCCCTGTTCTATCCGGCTTATCAAATCCTCCGTAGAGTATTCCTGCCATAAGTCCTCTGTATTCATTTTCTATATTTGTCATAATAATATTTACACATTTTATAATATTCCGGCCATATAGTATCTCTGTCATATATACTAGGAGATAAGTTTATCTTCTCGCCTCTTTTATATGGTCCAATATTTACAGCTATCCTCCAGTGGTCATTATCATTTTGTATGCCATAAGGTGAAATCCTTATATTGTTTCTAGTACAAAATAATTTCCACTCTTGCTCTTCTTCAGAAGGAGTGTAGCTTGGCATTGGCTTTGATCTTTTACCGTATAAACTTTTCATATTAGCCAGTCTCCCAAGGTAATGGGTCATCATTAACTACAAGCTCTTTATGTGGTAAAAAGCAACCAGACTTTGGCTCCCATTTAAAATGAGCTTCAGCTCCGTTTTCGCCTAAGTTTTGAAACTTAACTTTCAACACTTTTGCTTTAACAGTTTTCTGTTCGTAGTTTCTATGAATTAATATACCGTGATAACTTGCGTCATACCATTCGCCTCCACCTTTAATGTTGTACATAGTAGGCTCTTCTATATTGCCATTGCTATCTTTATACATCTTAGTTGGGTGTGCTACGATAATAACAAGCACATCATACTTCTTGGCAAAGATTTCAATCTTTGTAAGGTATTCAAGCGTGTATGCATTAACATCGCCCGAAGCATTTTCACCTCTAACTTTATTGAATGGGTCTATAACTAAACACTTAATACCTTTACGCTTTACAAGCTCTGCTCCTTTACGGAGTACCGCTTCAAGTGTGTAACGTTCCATGTCAATAAAAAAGTAATTGTCATTTACATGCTCAGCAACCTGATTCCATTTGTCAGTACCAATATCTGACTTACGCGGCATATCTTGCCACGTTTTTCTCATAAGTTTGTGTGCGTGTAAATAAGTAGGCGCATTTTCCGGACTAGCAAATGCTGTCTTCCACCCATAGTTCGAGTTATAGCCAACGACCATTTGATCAACAAAGTCGCTCTTGCCGGAACTAGGTATACCGGTAACAG